ATACACCGATGAACTAGCGGCAAAGATCCTCAGCAGGATCAGCAACGGGGAGTCGCTGCGTAGCATCACGATGGAGCCGGAGATGCCGAACCCAGATACCGTGTATGTATGGTTGTTGAAAAAGCCAGACTTTGCCGATAATTACACGCGTGCACGGGAAGAGCAGGCCGACACATTAGCTGACGAGATCCTAGCTATTGCTGACGAGGCGCCCTCTGAGGTTGTTGACGAGAAGGGCGTAAGCAGGACCGATAGCGGCTGGGTTAGCTGGCAACGGAACCGCGTTGACGCCAGGAAGTGGGTAGCCAGCAAGCTCAAGCCAAAGAAGTATGGCGAGGCCCTCAAGGTCGGTGGTGACAAGGATAACCCATTAGCAGTCACGGTGGGGACTGAGGTCTTCGATAGCGTTCTAGAGAATATGGCGCTACAGAAGCAACTGCAGAAGCCGAAAAAATGAGTGACCTAGCCGAGATACTGAAAGACGAGACGGTTCGTCGTCAGTTCATGGCAATGCCCCCGGCACAACGGGCGGCGTATGGCTGGAGGATGCAGTGGCTGTCTAAGGCGCACAGGCATCAGATATTACCTACCGGCGACTGGTGGAGTGTTTGGCTTTTATTGGCGGGGAGAGGTGCCGGCAAGACCCGCACGGCGGCTGAGCAGCTTGCCTGGTGGGCCTGGACCGAACCTAACACTAGATGGTTAGTCGGGGCGCCTACGAGCGCTGACGTCAGGGCTACCTGCTTTGAGGGGGATAGCGGCCTGATGTCGGTGATCCCCCCGATCCTCATTAAAGACTACAACCGCGCCTTCCACGAGATCACGCTCATTAACGGATCCCTCATCAAGGGGATCCCAGCGAGTGAGCCTGAGCGCTTCCGCGGCCCACAGTTCCACGGCGGCTGGTGCGACGAGCTGGCGGCCTGGGATTACCTCGACGCCGCATGGGACCAGATCAACTTTAGCGTCCGACTCGGTAAGCATACCAGGCTGATCTGCACAACGACCCCGCGGCCGAAGGACTTGATCATCGACCTGATTGGCCGTGACGGTGACGACGTTGTTGTTACAACGGCATCAACCTACGACAACATAGCGAACCTGTCGAGTAACTTCCAGAAGCAGATCATGCAGTACGAGGGGACGAAGCTTGGCCGGCAGGAGATCTACGCCGAGATCCTGGATCCCGAGGAGTCGGGTATCGTTAAGCGGGAGATGTTCAAGCTCTGGCCAAACGGCCGTGAGTTTCCCAAATTCGAGTACATCATTCAGAGCTACGACTGCGCCTACACAGAGAAGACGGTCAACGACCCGACGGCCTGCATAACCTTCGGCATGTTTAAACCGCTGGACGGTCCAATGTCCGTGATGGTGATCGACGCCTGGCAGGACCGGCTGCAGTACCCAGACCTACGTCCTAAAGTCATCGACGAGTACGACACGATATTCGGTGAGGGTAAAGAAAAGAAGCGGGTTGACCTGATCCTAGTTGAGGACAAGAGCGCCGGCATCAGTCTTATACAAGACCTGCAACGAGCCCACCTGCCGGTCCGCGCCTACAACCCTGGCCGCGCTGATAAGATGCAGCGGCTCAACATTGTCTCCAACATCATAGCCAGGGGCCGTGTCTGGATCCCTGAGAGTGGCGTCCGTAAGGGCTTCGTGCGCGACTGGGCAGAGGGGTTTGTCAGCCAGATCTGCAGCTTCCCAGAGGCCACGCACGATGATTATGTGGACGCGTGCCTAGTTGGCGAGACTTTGATTCAAATGGCTGACGGCACAACGAAACGCATTGACGCAGTAGTTGTGGGCGACATTGTAGCTACACCCGATGGTTCGCAGCCTGTAACGGCTGTGTTCAGTAACGGCGTCAAAGAGATATGGGAGGTTGATGCTGGCGCTAAGTTGTACGGCACTGGAAACCACAACGTGATGACAAACACTGGATGGATACACATTGACAAGCTGATACCAAGCGTAGATACTGTGTATACGTATCAACAGGAGGAATCATGGTATTCAAAAGCAAAGAAGGTGTGGCTGTCGAAACAGTTGTCTTCAATGGTAAAAGGTATAACCGTTACCCTGAAAGCAGCAGCGCGGCACATCGCCGATACTTTTCAAGGTCTGGCGCAAGGCTTCACAGGGATGTCTGGATTCACCACAACGGCGTCATCCCAGCCGGCCACCATGTCCACCACATTGACGGGGACACAGGTAACAACGATATCGCAAACCTCAAGTGTTTGCCAGCAAGACAACATAGGGACGAGCACAAAGCAGAGCTATCCGCACGGAATAAATCAGACAGGCAACTACGCCACCTCGAAAGCATCAGGGGTAAGGCCGCTAAATGGCACAGTTCAGCAGAAGGTGTGGCTTGGCATAAGAAGCATGTCGCTGAGTCTTTGGCAAAAGCTTGGAGTAAGCCAAAGGTTTATCCTGAGTTGGCTTTCAATTGTAAGTGGTGCGGCAAGCAAGGCACTGCAAAAGTTGCTCGGAAGGTTCTTTGTGGCTCAAGCTGTCAAACAGCCGAGTCAAAGTTCCGCCTTGGTAAGAGCAGTCACGAACACCCATACCATGCGGCAAGTGTACGATCTAACGGTAGCAAATGAGCATTGTTACTACGCAAATGGAATTTTAGTGCACAACTGTACCCAGGCTTTACGTTACCTGCGTGACGCAGGCTGGCTAGAGATCGACGCCCCGCCGCGGGATGACTATGACGAAGAGGACCTGATCGACTCGGGCATGATGACGACGCGTGTTAACCCTTACGCCGCATAGTCGGTAGACGGGTAACGGAGACCCCATGATAATTGACAGACTTACTATGTGGAGCTGACGATGGACTTACGCGATTGGTATCGAGCTGGGAACCACCTGCCTAACATGGCCAAGGGCGGGGTAAGTCTGAAAAACATTGAGTCACAAGAGGGCTTAGCCCCTTATGGCTTACGTCATAGCGGGAAAGGAGCTAAGGGCAAGGGATTCTTTGGCAGCATGTCCGGCAAGCAGGGGATGGTGACTGAGCTTTCCGCTGAGGCTGAAGGTATTGGTGAGCACCCATTGATTGTGCCAACGCTAACCCGTGAAGAGCTTGAACATCTTTTGGCTGGTGGCAACCCAACTGAGTCTATCTATAATAAAGCCCGGCAACACGCTGAAGGCCGCAAGTCAAAAGGTAAGGAAGCCTTTGCAGGTCCTAGCGAACTACGATATCCGATGCCAGAATATGCCAAGGGCGGTGAGGTGTCTGGCCCTAAGGGATTCGGACTCGCTGACGTAGCCCCGTTCGTGAGCCCAATGAGCATGAAGACAGGTGGCTCGGTAATGGACAAGCCACAGCAAGATATGCGAGACCCAGCGTATCGTCGTCAACTAGAGCGCGAACAGGCGTTGGAAACTTCAGCGCCAGAATTTATGCTAATTGGTCCCGCAAAAGCTGCTGGGCTTGCCGCTAAGACGATGGGACGCGCAGCTACACCGGCAAAATCAGTGACAGATAATATACAAATTGGGCAGTATGTAAAGCGTAACGAAAAAATTGCAAATGCAATTAAAGAACACATGCTTGACAAAGCTGCGCCCGGTGAACGGGCGGCGGTGGCTAAAAAAATTGAAGAAAATTTAATTAAAATGCGTAGCCAAGACCGAAAAGCCAGAAACTTTGACGAGCTTCAAAACGCTGTTTTAAACACAGAAAAAAACGCAATAGCGAGTGTAGGGGCTGAAAGTATAGCCGAGATTGCAAAAAGATTTAAAGAAAGAAATTCTCAAGAATCAAGCGACAATTATAAAAAAGGCGGCCTAACCCATATGTCTGGTGGCGGCCAGGCTCGGACACGGGCAGGCACCATCGCTAAGCCGACGTTCATTGACGAGCAACTAGGCCGGACATCGGAGCGCCTATCTAAGCTTGCTACGGACCCTGAGCAGGCCATGCGGGATATCGCCGCTCAATACTTCCCGTCGCCCACAGAGAGCCCAGAAGAGCAGCAGCGCAAGCTCGAGGAACTAGCGTTAGGGTTCACTGGCAACATTAAGCCAGTCGGCGGTGTCGGTGCTACGGCGGCTAAGGCAGCCAAAGGCAAGAAGGCAGCCCCTGCTGCGCCAACGGCTGAGGAAACAAGGGCAGTAGCGTCTGCCGGGCTGTCCCCCGAGGAGTCTAAGCTCGTTGAAATGTTTGGCAACAAACAAAAGCGCGAGGCCGAGCTCACGAAGAAAGTTAAAAAGCAGGCGCAGGCTGAACCAAAGGTTAAGGGCGAGTCTAAGGGCAAACGTTCAGCGGTACAGCCTGACTTCTATCGCAAGATGCAAGAGGAATTAGGCGAAGAGGCTGTGTTGCGAGACATTAGGTCAGGCCAGCATTTAAAGCAAGACCCGTATGGCGGTTACGTCGGCGCCCCTCGGACTGTCAGCAGCCCACAGGCCTTAGGCGGCATGAGGAAGTCTTTAGATCAGCAGTTCGAGGATTCGGTCCAGGCTTTGAAGATTGCCGACCCTGACCGTATGGGAACCTGGTACGACCGGGCAAAGGCAGGTATCGCACAAAGCACTGAGCCATTTCAGCTTCCCAGGGTGCTCGAGGAGCATGGCGTCTATAGCGCCGGCGTGGCCCCGGAGTCTGAGCTTGGCTTTGCGTTAAAGCACCGTAACTCTCGCGCCGTTGGTCAGCCTGAGATGGCATATCGGGGTGCCCCGATGCGCACGCTAGACACCGCGGTAGCCCAAGATCGTCCTGCCAAGATGGGATTCAAGATCGGCGAGTATGCCAATAAGAACGACCCGCGAATTCCAAACACTGGCTTGTTCGGCGTGAACGACTTCCGAGCAGCGCAGGGCTTTGGCTATACGACCCCGGCCGGTGACATTTGGACTGGTGGCGTTAGTCCAACGATGCACCCGTTCATGGACGCCGAGACTGCGCTAGTTGTGGACCGTGCGAACAAGGCTGCTATCGGGGGCCGTTCTGACTGGCAGGGTCCGCACATTCAAGAGCTGCCCTGGGTATTGGGTAAGTCTCAGGACCTGTACTCGCGTGGCAAAACCGGTAGGTTTGCTGGTGAACCAATTGAGGGCATCACCGCCGCGTTACGGGAAGCTAACAAGACGGCCCAGGATTACATGTATAAGCATGCAGGCGCCGGCACCCATGAGGCCATCCCTGGTCAATCGACTGGCCATGTCCCAGGCATGCTGTCAGCGACCCCCGAGGAAAAGATTGCGTACAGCCAGGAAGGGCGTTGGGACCAGCCCACGCCTTACACCTTGCCAGAAGCCCCGACCGTTGGCGCCGGCAACCGCGACGTTCTGTATTCAGCGCTGAACATGCGCCAGTTGCCGTCAGAGCCGTCGGTAGGTGCGTATCGGAACATGGCCGGTGAGTATGAGTTTAATCCTATGACGATGGCTAGGCCCCTGCTGGACTTCCCGACTGGCGGCAAAGGTTTGGTTGCCCCGCAGACGTTAAAGACGGCTAGTGCGGTTGAGCGCTTCCGAGCAATCATGGACGCGCAAGAGGCTGGCGCCTTGAACCTGCCGAACACAATGGGCGCTGTCAAAGGCAAAAATTCAATTGTGTTGGACAGCCGCGGGGTCAACAAGGCCGACCCGTCATTGGGTGTGCAGCCTACGCAGGAGCAGATGATTGCCCTAAACAAAGAGCTCGAAG